ATAAATGAGAATAAAAATATATTTTTTGGAAATTGTCGACTTGAACGATGGAGTACATCAGATAAAGTCAGATGATTATCAGAAAATATGGGACTTTGTGAAAAGGCATAAGGGTACGATTAAAGGATTGCACTCAGGCAGTAAAATGGTTTCAGAGAAAAAATACTTAGAAATGAAAAAGGAAGAAAATTTTAAATAAATTCAGGAAGAGAGGCATAGAATGATATTCATAAGTGGCAATGTACCGAGTTCAAAAAACAGCAAGCAATGGACAGGGAAAATGCTCATAAATTCAAAAACTGTAAGAAATTATATAAAAAATCACAGCGATGAATGGTGGAAAAATTCAAGCAAATTTAAGGAAATGATAAAGGGAAAAGAAAAACCTTACAAAATTGGATTTTACTTTATCAGGGACAGTAAAAGAAAATTTGATTATATTAATGCAGCACAACTTCCACTAGATCTAATGCAGGATTACAACTGGATAGAAGATGATGATGTAAATAGTGTTATTCCTGTGTTCTTAGGTTATGAAGTTGACAAGAAAAACGCAGGAGTAAGAATAGAAATTTTATAGGAGGAAAGTGATGAACGAATTACAAATTTTAGGAAATGAAAATATAATGACAAGTTTAGAAATATCTGAAATAACAGGGAAAAGACATGACCAAATTTTAAGGGACATCAGGGATGAAATAGAAAAGCTAGAAAAACAAGGTATAGGAGCCGAACACATTTTTGTGTTGGGCGAATATTTAGATAAAAACAATCAGAAAAGACCGATGTACAGTTTAACAAAAGAAGGAGTGCTACAGTTAGCAGCAAGATATGATGCAGTAGTTAGATTCAAGCTTATAGAAAAAGCTACAAAGCCAAGAGAATATACTCAAAAAGAACTGTTATTAATGCAACTGAAGAGCATAGAAAAGATTGAAAAATTACAACTGGAAAATAAACAACAGGCTCAACAATTAATTGAACAAGCTCCAAAAGTTGAATTTTATAACGATGTAACTGAAAGTAAAACAGCAACAGATATAGGGACAGTATCAAAGTTATTGAATTTTAAAAATGTAGGTAGAAACACACTGTTTGATATTCTGCGAAAACAAGGTATTTTACAACCAAATAATATCCCTTATCAACGTTATGTCGATTGCGGTTATTTCAGAGTTATAGAAAGTAAATGGAATGACTATGTGACTGGCGATGTCAAGATATCTTTTAAAACTGTAGTATACCAAAAAGGAATTGAGTATATAGCTAAAATTTTAAGAGATTTAGGATATCAGAAAATTGAGGTGGCATAAATGATAGAAGAACAGGAAATAAGAGCGGAACTGATTAAAAGAAAACTTGAAGAAGGTATGGATTTAACGGATAATGAATTTGATTTTTGTGATGGAAATAAGCACCTTTTTCAAAAAGTCAGATTCAAAAAAGTTAGGAGAGCAATGAAAAAATGGCAACAATCGAAATAGACAGATTAAACTGTGAAATAAGGTTGCTATATCCCACTAACGAAAGTGTCAAAAAACTTGAGGAATGGCAGGAGGAAATAAACAACTATCCGATTAAAATTATTCCTCAAAATACAATAACAATGGAGCAAATGAAACTGTTATATGTGCTTTTTAAACAGTTTAGTGAGGGTATAGAGTGGTATGATTTGGGATATACAAAAGACTATTTAAAAGACATGTTCGGTGGAATATATGAGATTGGAGAGTTCAGTTTAAGTCCGTTTAAGAAAAATCCATTGACACTAGATCAGGCAACTGAATTTATCCAGTTCATAATAGAACATGGAATTGAGAACAATATAAATTTATATATTCAGGATAAAAATACAGGAGTAAAAAGACATATAAGGGAGATAGTACCTGATATTCAAAGATATGTAATCAGATGCTTAAGGGAAAGGGTATGTTGCGTATGTGGAGAAAAGCATGACTTCAAGAATGGAAAAATAGTGGACTTGGAACATTATGATAATATTTCCAGTACAGCTACAACTTATGATTTAGATGATGGATTGCAGAGCAGGTTTTTAACTTTATGCAGAAAACATCATATGGAAATACATAATATACCAAAAAAAGAATTTATAGAAAAATATCATTTGCACCCTGTATGGTTAAATGAACAATTAGTATATGAATTATTAGACACTTATCCGAACCACTTTAAGCTGTTCAGAAAAAGACTTAAAGAGGGATACTATGATGACATAATAGTAAAGGAGAAAAGAAAATGACAGAAGAAGAAAAAAAGAAATATGAAAAAATATTTTTTGAAGTCTGGGATAATAATTTGTTAGAAAAATGCTTGTTGATGGACATGTGTGAATTGCTTACACAAGAAAAAATAAAAGCGTTGGAAAATGGGGTCACATTGTTCTATTACAAAGCAACAAACGGGAGAACATTTGTAATAGAAGACGATGAAGTTTCCGGGACTTTAGAGATTTATGAGGAAAAGGAATAGAAATAATAGGACAATGGCAGTTGAATATTTTTGGTCTCAGAGTATAATATAATACAGTATTATATTTAGGAGGAATAAAAATGAAAAACTTAAATTTTGAAAAAAACTTAAAATTAATTAAGGAAGCTCGTAAAATTACAATGGATAAAAGAATATTTTATAATAGTACATTCTTGATCCAAAGTGCTGATTTTGGTATAGAAGAATCAGAATATAGAAAATTAATGTATAAGTTAAAAGCATTGAGACAAGATTTTGTAAAAATTATTACAACTTTAGAATTAATAGAAGAAAAATTTGATAAATTTTCGAAAAAAAATAATTTAACAGATAAAAAAGAAAGTAATGAAATATGTTGTTTGATGGAATATTTATTTATAAAATATAGAGTTATGATAGAATATGTTTTTAAAGTTTTAGAAATATGTTTATTTCCTAAATTAAGTATAGAAAAAAAGAAAGAATATGAAGAACATAAAAAAAGAAGGAATAATATATTGTTGCAGTACCTCAATGAAAATTTAAAAAAAGAAAATGATTTTTTAAATACAGAATGGTTTCAACAATTCAGAGAAGATAGAAATGTTATAGTTCATGGAGGAGCAACTTGTTTAATTTTTGGAACAAAAGATAGGTTAAAATTCAGAGTTTTAGAAACAAATGCTATGGATGATGATATAACAAAAGAATATGAAGAATTTTTTATGTACGAAAATGATGTGATAGATTATTCAAGATTTTGGGCGTTACATATTTCTAAATTAATTATTTTCTGCGAAACTATTTTTGATATTTTGATTGAAATTTCAAATAGAGAAGATGAAAAAACAGAATTAATAGATTTCTTTTTAGAACGTCATGGGATATTAAGTAAAAAAACTACAGAAGCAAAAAGATATGAAGTAGAAGTAATTTTAAAATTATTTGAAAAAGTAATAAAAGAAAGTGAGTAACAAACAAGACCAAATAAAACTGGTCTTTTTATTTTGAAAATAGAAAGGAAGTAAAATGAACGAAAAAGATATAGAAAAGATAGCAGAAAAAATATTGGAAAAGATGAGGAATGATAAAGAGATAAAGGCAGAGAAACAATTAACTCCATTTCAGAAGACAGAGAAACTTTTGTATGAATTAAAATTCCTGAAAGGAGCAATAGATACTAAAAATATACTTATTTCAGAGTTACAAGAGAGTGGAAAATTAATTCAAAAGAGAAATTCAGAAATAAACGTGCAGTCAAGTAAAGTGTATTTGTCAGAACTCGAAAAAGTAGAAAATAGAATTGAAAAACTTGAAGATGAAATTGATAGACTTGCAAGAGTAGTTGAAATGACAGAAAAAGCATTAGAGACTATAAAAAGCAGTAAATATTATAAAATTATAGAAATGAGATATTTTGACGATATGACTTTAGAATTTATTTCTGAAAATTTAGGGATAGGAATAACAACAATAAAAAGACACAAAAATATGTTAATTAGGCAATTACAGATTATTATTTTCTCGGATGAAGTGATAAAAAATATATTAAATTAAAAAATGGTCTGTTTTTGGTCTTGTATATAATTTTTAATATGTTATAATTAATTATACTCGAAAGCTGGGTTTGAAAGAAAATTGAGATAATTTTAGGGCAGTGTAAAAGCTGTCTTTTTTATTTATAAGAAATGAGGTGAGGTAGCATTGAAACTAAATGCAAGACAGAAAGCTTTTTGTGAGTACNCTGATAAATTACTAAAAAATACTAACGTTTCAAAATACATAGAAAAAATAACAGAAGAAATTGCAAATAACAGAATAGCAAAAGCTGAGGAAATACTTGAATTCTTAACTGCAACTTTAAGAGGAGAAGTAACCGAAGAAGTTGTAATAGGAGGATTTGGAAAATCAGTAACAGAAAAAATAGTTAAAAATGTAGATTTAAAAGATAGACTGAAAGCGGCAGAACTTTTAGGTAAAAGATATAGGTTATATACTGATAAAGTTGAAGTTGAAGGGGTTATTCCAGTCATGATTGTAGGTGAAAGCGAACTTGAAGAGTAAGAAAGTAAAACTACCGGAACTGGTTGGAAAAGGATATAAAGATTTTTGGAACTTTAAGGGAAGGTATAGAGTTTGTAAGGGTAGCCGGGCGAGTAAGAAGAGCAAGACAACTGCTCTTTTTTTTATTTTTGCACTAATGAAATATCCTTGTTCTAACTTATTAGTTATAAGAAAAGTATATAGAACTTTAAAAGATAGCTGCTTTGCAGATTTGAAATGGGCAATAAACAAACTTCAGGTAAATGACTACTGGAGTATCAAAGAAAGCCCACTTGAAATTATTTATATTCCAACGGGACAAAAAATTCTATTCAGAGGTCTGGACGATCCGCTTAAAGTTACATCAATAACAGTTGAAACTGGAAATATATGTTGGGCATGGGTTGAAGAGGCTTATGAAATAAACAGGGAACAAGATTTTAATATGCTCGACGAAAGTATAAGAGGAGTAGTGGAAGAGCCTTTATTCAAACAGATAACAATTACTTTTAATCCCTGGAACGAACGGCACTGGCT